ATGAGTTTCATCCGGTCGCTTTTTAATTTTCCTATCAACAAAGATAATATCCCTAAATTTGCAGCTAAATTAACTAAACTTAAATTAGCTAGAGACATTAAGAAGACGTTATCTATATGTGATAAGTCAATGACTAAGATCACGGGTGATGAGAGCGTAGAAGATATTATTGGCATGGTTGAAACTCCAATTATGGAGATTACATCTCTTGCATATAAAGAGCAGAACAATAAGACGGTTCTCTTGGGGGAAAATATTGACGAGTATGTTGAGTATCTTATTAATAACCCTTCTGAATACCTTGGTATTCCTACTGGATTCCCTAGATTCGATGAGGCGATAGGCGGTGGACTCCGAAGAAAGTCAGTCACTCTAATCGGAGCCAGAACTGGCGTTGGTAAAAGCGTGATCTCCACTAATGTTGCAAAATATGTTTCGGAAGTTTATAATATTCCAGTTCTATATTTAGATACAGAGATGGATCTTGGTGATCAAAGAAATCGTATGCTAGCAAATATTAGTGGAATTAAGATTAACGAGATTGCAAAAGGGTCTTTTGCCAAAGTCTTTAACTCTAAAGAGAAAGTGATAGCCGCAGCTAAGTTGATTGAAAAGATACCATATCACTATATATCAATTGCTGGTCAACCATTTGATAATATCCTTAACATTATTAAAAGATGGGTCCATCAATATGTTGGATTTGATGAGAATGGAAGAACTAAAGACTGCTTAATCATATACGATTATTTTAAGTTGATGAGTTCAGCTGGGCTAACCGCTGCTATGCAAGAATATCAGGCTTTAGGCTTTCAGATTACAAAGATGAATGACTTCTGCATTAAATATGATCTACCTTGCCTATCCTTTGTACAGCTTAATAGAGAAGAAGAGATTGCTCAGTCTGATAGACTTCAATGGCTCGCTTCTACAGTTGCAAAATTCCAAATGAAAAGCGATGAAGAAATTGCCGATGATGGTGATGAGCATGGTAATAGAAAATTTGTAATTGTTAAAGCAAGACATGGATCTGGATTAGACCATGGCAATTATATCAATGTGAAAATGAATGGTGCGATTGCTAAACTTACCGAATGGTACACAAGAGATGAACTTAAGAATGGAGCGGCAAATGCAAGTCAAGACAACTCCTTCGAAATTCGAGAAAGTGAGTCGGGAGAAGATTTATTCGATATGTAATGAATTATCGGATAAAGCCCCAGCTTTGCTTAACGCTTTAAAAATTGAATATATAGAATTTCCCAATAGATTAGCATTTCCATGTCCAGTGCATGGGGGAGATAATTGCGAAGGGTCATGTATATTTACCGATGGAGCTAAAACTAAAGGAAATTGGGTCTGCTGGACGCACTCTTGTGAAAAAGACTATGGTAAAAATATGATTGGATTTGTAAGGGGCGTTCTGTCACAAAAAGAAGGTAAGGAAGTTAATTTCTATAAAGCTATTAATTTTGCACTATCATTCTTAAATAAAAAAATCATAGATATACCCGAAGAAAAGATAAGTGAAAGCATCTATGAGATTAATAAAATTAATGAGATATTAACTCGTAAATCTGAAAAGTTAAATTTAAACATATCAAGGGAGCAAGTTATTTCAACACTTGATATTCCATCAAAATACTATATAAATAGAGGATTTTTACCAGAGACGCTAACGGCTTTTGATGTGGGTGAGTGTTATAATTCTAATAGACAAATGTTCAATCGAGCAGTCGTACCCGTATATGATGAAACTTCTCAATATGTTGGATGTGTCGGAAGAGCAATCGATGAACACACTAAACCAAAATGGCTTAACAGCAAAGGCTTTAAGAAATCCTTCTTTTTATATGGACTATGGGTTACTAAGCCATATATTCAGCAAACATCAACCATTGTACTCGTAGAAGGCCAAGGTGATGCTTGGAGATTGTATGAATCAGGAATTAAAAATTGTGCTGGTATATTTGGTTCGGACCTTAGTGAAGACCAACTAATTAATCTGGAAGAGCTTGGAGTAATGAATATTGTTATATTAACAGATAATGATGAGGCAGGACAAAAAGCAGCAGAAGGTATTATTCAAAAGGGTGGTAGAAGATTTAACTATTTTACACCTAAGATATCAAAAAAAGACATTGGCGATATGTCAATTAATGAAATAAATAATGAACTCAAACCTCAAATAAAAGGATTATTTTAATGACTCAAATTTTAGCTTTTAGTGGTAAAAAGGGTAGTGGAAAAAATACACTTTGTAATTTTTTGCATGGATATCAACTAAAATCTTTTGGTATAATTGATTATTTTGAAATTACCGATGAAGGAGAATTGGTGATTGAAACATTGGTCAGAGATGAGCAAGGAAAAGAGAAGAAGGGGAAGGGGTTAGTTGATATCACTAGAACAGATATCGAATTTGCTATGTGGGCAATGGATAATGTATGGCCATTTGTAAAACATTACGCTTTTGCAACAGCGTTAAAAGAAATACTTATTGGCCTTTTTGATATTCCAAAAGATATGGTATACGGTACTGACGAACAAAAAGACCAATTTACTCAATACAAATGGGAAAATATGCCAGTTAAAGTTAAAGGCAAGTCTGGATTTATGACTGGTAGAGAATTTATGCAATATTTTGGAACTGATATTTGCAGAGAAATGTATTCAGATGTTTGGACAAATAGAACAATTAAAGATATTATTCAAGAAGAATCAAAATTTTCTGTTATTTCAGACGCTAGATTTGAAAATGAAGTAAAGGCAGTTCAAAATGCTGGAGGTAAAGTAATTCGCTTAACACGAACAACCAAGGGGAAAGACATTCACAAAAGCGAACTTGCTCTTGATAACTATACTGAATTCGATGCTGTAATTGATAATCAAAATATGTCAATTGAAGAATCGTGTCAGCATCTGGTACAACTTATTGACAGTTGGGGTTGGATGTCTAAAGACAATGTATCGCTAGTCAAAGAGTATTCTCCTGCGGCAAAACGTCAATTTACAACATCAATCAAATGATTACAACTTACTTCAGATCGTCCAGTCTAAATAACTGGAAGTATTGTGAACTCCAATACTTTATGACATACGTTCTCGGACATTATTCTCCATCGGGGAAAAAGGCAGATTTGGGAACGATAACGCACGCAGTACTTGAAACATTGGCAATATGCAAAAAGAGAACCCAGTTTAATAAAAGATCAACAATGAAAATCACTCAGGAACCCTTGGGTGATTTTTCTTTCACTAATGCAGAACTATTTACAGAGGCATTTGTAAATAAAGTATTAGATAGAAGTTTTGAGTTTTATAAAATTAATTCTAAGCACAATGAGTTTAATGAAAAAGATTATCAGTTCTGCTACAAGATGGTATGGGATACGTTGGCATATAACAATGGTCAATTTGATCCACGTAATCGCAAAGTGATTGATACAGAACCTCACTTTGATATCCCAATTTTGGAAGACTGGGCAAAGTTTGAGTTTGAATTGCCAAACGGGGAAAAAATGTCTGGAAATCTTGCCATCAAAGGAACAATTGATCTTGTAACCGAGATGGAAGATGGTACAATAGAAGTAATCGATTGGAAGACTGGACAGAGGCTTGATTGGGCCACTGGAGAGCGTAAGGACTACGATAAACTAATGAAGGATACTCAATTGCTATTATATCACTATGCAGTTAGTAAAATGTATCCTAAGTATAGAAATTCAATCATGACCATCTTTTTCTGTAGAGATGGTGGACCTTTCTCTCTTGCATTTGATAAAGAGGACGATGATAAATTTCTTCTATATCTGAAAGATATGTTCAAGGAGATTGTATTAAATCAAAATCCTAAACCAATATCTAAAGATAGAGGAAGTTTTAAATGTCAAAAGCTTTGTCATTACTATAAAACAAATTGGGAAGACACTAACCAAACTATGTGTCACCATATTGATAATCAATTACAAACTATTGGAATGGCTGAAACAGTTAAGAATTTCTCTAAGCCCGGTTTCACCATTGGAAAATATAAAGATCCGGGAGCTGTGGAATGATATTGCCAGTTATAACAACACACTATTCACTATTGAAAGGTTTCATCAAACCAGATGAAGCTGCCAAGAAATGTAAAGAATTAGGTTATACTCATTGCTTAATTGCTGATATTGAAACTATTAGTGGTGTTGTTGATTTCTTCAATGCCATGAATAAAGCTGGGATCGTACCCATTCTTGGAATGCAAGCCGACAATGGGTATTACATTGCTAAATCCCTAAAAGGATATAGAGCTTTAATTAAGTTAGCTTCTAAGGAAAAGATAGAATACGACAAAGAAGACTTGCAATTTTATACAGAAGATCAACTAGCAGTCATGCCAGTTTATTATGCTGAACAAAATGATGCAATTCTTCATAGGATGGTATTGTGTCTTAACTTTAAAACTACGCTTAAGAGGGCTAAAGATGTAGATATGGGAGAATATAAAAAGTTCTTTGAATCTGATCATTATTTCTTTCATGCAACCCATAGGATTATACCTAGCGAAAAGCAATACTTTGGAACTAAACAACTATACTCTGAATTACAACAGTATAGCATTCTTTCTAAGCCTAAATTACCTCGCGTAGATTGTGGAGATATGTCTGAGAATGATTATCTAACACAGTTATGTAGAAATGGCTGGCGAGCAAAACTTATGCATTTAAAAGATGATAAGAAGAAGGAATATACTAATCGTATTAAGTATGAGTTGTCTGTTATTCATGGATTTGAACTATCTGGATACTTTTTAATTGTGCAAGACATTATTAACTATGTAAGAAAGAATGACTGGCTACCGGGACCGGGGCGTGGAAGTGCTGGTGGATGTTTAGTATCATATTTACTTGGGATTATTGATATTGATCCCATGAAATACGATTTACTATTCTCTAGATTTTTAAATGCTGGTCGATTTACTAAAGACAACATCTCATTGCCCGATATTGATATGGACGTTCCATCCGTTCACCGTGATGAAATTATTGACTATATCAAGAACAAGTATGGCAATGAAAGAGTGTATCAGATGATTACATTCGGTCGTCTGCAAGGTCGATCAGCAGTCAAGGATGTTGCTAGAGTTTATGGGGACTTGTCTTTTAGTGAGTTAAATGAGATCACTGAGAGTTTACCACAAGAAGCTAGCATTTCGGATGAGCTGGAAGAAATGGATATCAAATCAGTTATTCGATGGACTCTTGAAAATGATCCAAAGAAACTTGAAAAGTGGTGTAGAATTGATAAGGAGGGTAATTTGTCTGGTGAGTTGTCAGATTTGTTCTCTCTTGCTATAAGAATAGAAGGAACTTATAAATCTCAAGGAAAACATCCGGCAGGAGTGATTATTTCCAATGAAGATCTAATCAATGATGCACCTCTTATCACAGATAAGAATGGTCATAGATTAGTCGCATTTGAAATGCATGACTTGGATAAGGTTGGTTTGACTAAATTTGATGTACTTGGGATTAACTTACTAGATAAAATTATGCAGATTACAGAGAAGGATTAACATGAAGGAAAAATTTCTAGATTACGCAACTGTTATCAGGGATGGTAATGACATTGATTTTAAAGACTTGAGCTTATCTGATCTTAGAAATCATGTTCCTTGGTACAGAGAAAAGAAGAATGGAATATACCAAGTCCATAATAACAAGTATTCACAAATATTTTACGACCTAAATGAAGCCATTGATAAATTTTTAGAATTGAGAAAAACCTATGTCACTAAACAGCAATCGTGATTTTTTGATTTTTGACTTTGAAACTACAGGTAAAAACCCTAATAAGTGTCAGCTAACCCAAATATCAGCAATTGTATTGCATGGTAAAAAATTAACCCTCCAACCCGGAGGTGTTTTTGACATTGAAGTACGACCTGAGTTTGACGATGAAAAAGCTATTAAAGCGGGGTTCGATCCTGTTGAACAAGAAGCTCTTGATGTAACACGTAAAACCCGCGAACAATTAGAAAAAGCTGTTGGGCCTAAAGTTGCTTGGCAGCAGTTCTCTAACTTTGTAACTAAGTTTAATATGAAGGGGTCTCCATACTTTGCCCCAATTCCTGTAGGATTTAATATCAATAACTACGATATGCCAATCTTAAATAGGTATTGTCAAATGTATGGGCCATCCGAAGAAAAAACCGGAAAGCAAAAGCTCGTTCATCAAATTTATAAAGTAGATATGATGGATGTATTGTTTGGATGGTTTGAAGATAACGACTCAGTTAAGAAA